GAATGCCATACGCAGACATAATCGTAATGCTTCGATTATTTCAATGTGTGTTGGTTGGGTTGTTCTTGCTCTTTTTGCTGAAGGTTTGCTTCGACTTATTGGAGTAATACCACCAGTATTTCCATGGCTCAACATTACCCTGAAATAGTATTATTGGTACTATTATTAGTATTTGCTGCTACGATGTTCTATCAAGGAACATGTATTATAAGAGGGCAGCGTGGTTATTCTCTTCGAGATTATCTTAAACAAGATAGTGAAACCATGCGTAAAAGAATAGAAGAACTACTCAAGGATAAATGATCTTTCTAACAGAAGAGGATTTAAAAGAATTGCAGCAAAGAGTTCTGCAGTTAAAGATGAATGAATTATTTGAAGAACCATCTACATATGAGGATGAGGATGACGACGAATGATTGGCTCATATTCATAGAGTTCTTCTCACATATGCTTTATATGCTTGTTGCATTTATGTGTGGACTTATTATTGGATATATCGTTGGTTTTAGAAATGGAGGAATGTAATGTTTAAAACTCTCTTGATTTCTACTTTAATTTACTCTATACTGATTGGGTCTTGGATTTATTGGGGTCTTACTCATGCATATCCATAATTTTTTGAAGTTTTAATATGCCAGTATTTGAAAAGAATAACAAAAAAATATTGTTTATTCATATTCCCAAAACTGGGGGATCTTCAATTGAAAAGATGTTTAGAGAGAGTGGATATCAACAATCCTATTTTTCTTTTGGTATAGGTAGTATTGGGTGTAGTCTTCAGCACATGCATTGCAATCTTTTAGAAAATGAGTTTGATTTAACCAAATTCGATTACATTTTTTCTGTGTTTAGAGATCCTGTTCAGAGAATGATTTCTGAGTATAAATGGGATTCTAAAACATATAAAAATAAATTGTCCTTTTGTGATTGGGTTGATTTTGTTATTAATGAATATAAGATAAATCCTTTTATAAAGGATAATCATATTAGACCGCAAAATGAATTTATTGTGAATGGATGTAAAGTTTATTCTTTCAGCAAAATTTCAAATATGGCAGAAATGTTGAATAGAAATGATTTTGTGGAAATTACTTCTCCAATAAAAAAAGAACATGATTCAACATTTTGGAATATAAATGTTCAAATTTCAAAATCTTCAATTGATAAAATTATTGATTTTTATAGAAAAGATTATGAATGGATAGAAAATAATAAGTTCATATAAATTTTATTATGACTTGACTAAATGCATCAATACTGGTATTATGAATAAGAGAACTTGAGAGAAAAGATGATTTTTCATATCGTAGAATCACTAGTATCAAATCCTTTCTTTCTTTTTCTCTGCGGGATGGGGTTGACAATTGTTCCTTTTGCTGGTATTATGTATATACATAGAGATAAGTAACGGAGTATCGCCTAACTTGGTCATGGCACCTGCTTTGGGAGCAGGAATAATTTCGGTTCAAATCCGAATACTCCGATCATAAAAATCACTTTATGAAAATGCAAGAACTAGAAGAACTTCAATCCTTTACAGTCGAACAGTTTCAAGAAGATTTTGACAATCTAATGACAAGAGTTGAAAATGGCGAATCATTTATTATACGAGACGGAGATAATAGCGCGGTGATAGTTCCTTACAACGAGACCATAAAGTACGCAGTAGAATCAGTTGTGGATGATGAATTGATACACATTCACACTGATCACGAAGAAGGTTCTTGACACAGCGTTCCAGATCCGCTACTATAGATCTGGTCTTAAGCGAGTGAGACTTGGTAGTCAGAGAGGTCTTATAAACCTTTTCCGCCAGATTAGCGGCTTTGAGGTGGTTCGAATCCACCCACTCGTATTAACTCATAATATTAATAAATAGTTATGAGTTATTTACAACTTAATATGCCTAGAAAAAGAAAAACCTCAGCAGATTGTGATGTGATACGAGAGTATCAGCGCAATTGGTTAAAAGAAAAACTTAAAAATGATCCAGAGTACAAAGCAAGACATTACGCCAACAGACAAAATCGAGCAAAACAAAACAAAGAAAATTTAACTAATTTAAAAGAAAGTATTTCTTGTTCTGCTTGTGGAGAATATCATCCAGCGTGTTGTATGGATTATCATCATTTAGACCCAGATATAAAGGAAAAGGGAGTATCTCAAATGATACAAGGAAATTCTTGGAAAAAAATTCAAGAAGAAATTTCTAAATGTATTTTAGTTTGTGCAAATTGTCATCGCAAAATACACGAAGGTTTAATTACGCTCGTTTAGCCATCTGGTGAAGGCAGCGTTCTCATAAAGCGCCGTAGGAAGAGTTCGATTCTCTCAACGAGCATAGGACAGAATCAACACTGTCCACCTTGACTTCTCCAAGTCAAACCCTTATAATACTAAGGTCAACATTCAAAACAATGACTCTTACAGCAAAATTCAAGAAAGACGTTTCCACTCTTCGTGGTGCAGCAAATGGCGATTTTTACCTTGATGTAAAGAATCCGAAACTTTTCAAAAAGGTCCGCCGTTACTATGAAAACGAAGGTGTAGTGTTCTCTGGTGATCCTTTGGATGATTATGAAATGCTTATGGAGTATCTTCTTACTGATCTTGAATCCGTTGAGGTAGCATGAAAGTAGTTAGGAAACCAACCGTTCTTATGGAACGATTTCCTTACCGTTACATTCAAGTTGGCATCTTGGAAATAAATGGTAAACCAGATTGTCGCATTCAAAAAGTAGACTCTTATACAGGTCGTTATCGAGATATGTATCTTTGTGATAACGAAATGCAGTTAATGACTGCCATGGAAGATTTTGAATATACTAAATGGTTGGATCCTGACACAGTACCTTGTTATGTAAAAGATGATTAAATAGTCACGGATGGACTTTAACAGCACTGGTCGGGAGCAAAACCCCTTATGTCTAAATCTGATCTACTTCGTTGGATTGGAAATATTCTCCTTATAATTGGTTATCAAACTATGTTATGGGGGGAATTTAAATATGGTTTATTGATAAAAGTTATTGGAGGGTTACTCACAGTACCTTTTGCAATTAAACTTAAACTTTGGGACGTTCTATTTTTATGTGCGTTCTTTGGTATTACCGAGATATCAAAGTTAACCCAACTTTTCTTAGTTTCTTGAAACTAAGTGGTGGAGTCAATTGACCCTCATTTGGTTTCTTGCTTTCTCCATAAAAAAGCAAGTGGTGCGGATGGGGAATTCTTTCTCCGCCTGGTTTCCAATTTCCAGTTAAAGAATTGGTGGCGAGCCTGAGTTATATAAGAGGAGTTTTTGACTCCTCTTTTTTTATAGTTGAAGAGAAAATGAAAATTTCTGTATACGGTTCTAGTGGATTTATCGGCGGCACTTTCTGTAACTTATTTTCAGAAGATGTTATAAAAATACCTAGAGATCAAAGGAAACCGGAATCTAAAAACATTTTATATTTGATCAGTACAATTTCAAATTATAATGTTTTTGATAATCTAAACTTAGATGTTGATACAAATTTAACAGTCCTTCTCGATACTCTCCAGTATTGTAAAGACAACGATCTTATTTTTAATTATGTCAGTACTGGTTTTGTTTATGGACCAGATATTGTTTATGCAAAGGAAGATGATCCTTGTGATCCAAGGGGATTTTATTCCATCACAAAGAGAACTGCTGAGCAATTACTAATATCATTTTGCAATACTTTTGATGTGAAGTATAGAATTATGAGAATTGCAAATGTTTACGGACAGGATAAAACAGTTTCATCAAAGAAAAACGTTCTTGGATTCTTGATTAGATTGATGAAAGAAAATAAACCAATTACTTTGTATGATGATGGAATGCAACTCAGAGACTACATGCATGTTACTGATATCTGTAAGGCTCTGAAATTGGTTATTGATGATGGTGAAATCAATTCAATATATAATATTGCGAGTGGTAATGCCTTACCATTTAGAGAAATTATTGAAACCGTAAAGAAAATTTTGAGAAGTGAAAGTGAATTAATTTCAGTTGAAACTCCAAAATTTAATAAGATTGCACAGGCAAAAAACTTTGCATTAAATGCAGATAAACTTAAATCTCTAGGATTTAAACCAGAGATTGATCTTTATTCTGGGTTGCAATCTATCTGTTTTTGAACTAAAATACATACTAGGAGTAATTTATTAAACTATGAGCGAATATGCAAAGACAGCACTTGTGCTTGGTGCTGGTGGCTTTATTGGAAGTCATATGGTAAAGAGGTTGAAGTCAGAAGGATATTGGGTTCGCGGTGTAGATCTTAAGTATCCAGAATTTTCTGTCTCTGAAGCAGATGAATTCATTCAAGGAGATTTGCGTGATCTGAGTTTTGTTCGTCGTGTTCTTGAATTCAAAGGTGAGCAAGGTAATTTTTATGCTAATGTTCCCTATCGGTATATTCGTCCTTTTCATGAGATTTATCAGTTTGCCGCTGACATGGGTGGTGCAGGATTTGTGTTTACTGGTGAAAATGATGCTGACATCATGCACAACTCAGTATCAATCAATCTTAATGTTCTTGAATCCCAGCGTCAGTTGAATGAAACTTTTGATGGTGTTGATAATGGAACTGCATGTGTTCGTCCTGTTCTAGATTATCAGACTAAAATTTTCTACTCTGGATCTGCTTGCATGTATCCCGAGCACAATCAACTCGATCCAGATAACCCAGATTGCCGTGAAGAATCCGCATACCCAGCAAATCCAGATTCAGAGTATGGATGGGAGAAACTGTTCTCAGAGCGGTTGTTTTTTGCTTATTCTCGTAATTACGGGATCCCTGTTCGGGTTGCTAGGTATCATAATATCTTTGGACCTGAAGGAACTTGGGAAGGTGGAAGAGAGAAAGCACCTGCAGCAATCTGCCGTAAAGTTGCCTATCTTCCAGAAGAAGGTGGATCCATCGAGGTGTGGGGAGATGGACTACAAA